GACAAAGGTAAGAAACCTTTTCGCAACAGGTAAAGATGTTTCTTGGAAACAATTAAGAAACACTTTTGACCTTAAATCACCAGCTGCAATGGTTGGTAAATTAAGAAACGAAGGTATGATGATCTATGAAAATAGAACATCAAAAGGTGTTTCTTATAGAGTTGGTACACCATCAAAAGCTATTATAGCTGCTGGTATCAACGCTGTGTTCGGTAAGCAAGTAGCTTACTCAGCATAATCTAAATGACGGTGAGGGCGGGTGACCGCCCTTACTAATAGGAGATTTTATGACAAATAGTGATGAGAAGCAAAGAGGCTTAGACGCCACAATGGAAAATGAAGGCAATAGAGACCTATCGCCTATGGTACAAATTTCAGTTAGAGAATATGATACTCTAAAAGATCAAGGTAAATATATTACAGACCCTACTTTAATTGCAACAATAGATAAAATAGAATTTTTTGTAAAAGAATTAAGAAAACATATAGTTAGAAAATTATAATGAGTGAATTTACTGAAGGCATTTTTAATGTCATAAAAAGACTTTTAAAAGGGTCAAGTGTAGCCCTAGCAATAATTTACACACTAGGTCATATAATAATTGCTATGACGGTTGTATCTTTATTAACAGGTGCCAGTTTATGGGAGGCAGGTGCTGTTGCACTTGTTGAACCAACAATTAATGGTTTTTGGTTTTATATACTACACACAACTTGGAAAAGGTTAAGTGATAAGTAAGAAAGAAAAAAACTTTAGAATGGTAAAAACTTTGGCAGAAAATAATAAAAATAGAACAATGACTAGAAAGGTTGATACATATGAATATCAATCACTAGCAGATTGTATTAGAAGCGATCAAGTACCAGCATCCGAAATTGCTGAAATATTTACAGACAAGGCGTATTATAAATGGTATAAAAAAAGGTACCTATAATGATACTAGTAGACCTAAATCAAGTTTCAATCTCAAACCTAATGGCACAAACCAGAGGTAAGCCAGATGTAAAACCTAATAAAGATATGATTCGTCATATGATTTTAAATTCATTAAGAGGTTTTAATATAAAGTTTAGAGAAGAATTTGGTCAAATGGTTTTGTGTGCTGACGCTGGTGATCCTTGGCGTAGAGAAATATTCCCTAACTACAAATATCATAGAAGAAAAGGAAGAGTAGATGGTCCTTTTGATTGGGATAATATATTTAATATTATAACTGAAATTAAAAATGAAATAAAAGATAATTTTCCGTATATGGTAATGTATGTAGAGAACTCCGAGGCTGATGATATTATTGCAACACTAGTAAAACAAAGGACCGAGGAAAAATATTTAATCATATCAGGCGATAAAGACTTTGTACAATTACAACACTATGGTGATGTGTACCAATGGTCGCCTTTACTAAAAGGTTTTATTGGTGAACAAGAAGACCCTAAACAATTTTTAAGAGAACAGGTAATTAAAGGTGACCGATCAGATGGTGTGCCTAATATATTAAGTGATGATGATATATTTGTTCGTGGTGAAAGACAAAGACCAATCAACTCTAAAAGATTGGAAGAGTGGAAGAATATAGAAAACATACCATTAGGTTCAGAAACCAAGAAATATTATGAGAGAAACAAGAAACTAATTGACTTATCTCAAATACCAGACCGTATAGAGAAAAGTATTATAAATAGTTTCAATAACTATAAAGTTAATGATAGGTCGCTCCTATTGAAATACTTTATGGATAAAAAATTGAAGTCTTTGATAGATAAGATTAATGACTTTTGACAATTATAATTGGAGATAAATTATGGCAGATCAAAACTTTACGAAGTTTAGCCCTACATTAAATCAAGCAAGTATGGGTGCTATGGCAAATACAGATTCATCTGGTAACCCTTTAGTACACGAAATATTTACTATGATTAATAATGCTAAGGATAAACCAAAGAAGATTGAAGTATTAAAAAAATACGACAATCAGCCAATGAGGCAGTTATTAAAAGCTGCTTTTGATCCAAAAATAGAATGGGACTTACCACCTGGTACACCACCGTTTATCAAAAACGAGGCACCTGCTGGTACTGAACACACTTCTCTATTGATGGAGGCAAAAAAATTATGGCACTTTGTTAAAGGTGCAGATACCACAATTTCCAACACAAAAAAAGAGACAATGTTTATACAGATGTTAGAGGGTTTACAAGAAAAAGACGCTGAAGTTTTAATAGCAATAAAAGATAGTAAATTAAATAACACATATAAGGGTCTTACCGCTTCTATGGTTAAGGAAGCCTTTGGTTGGAATGACGATTTTAACAGAATCAATCAATAAATCAACGATTTTTAGGGGTGCGACACACGCTACCCCTAAAAAAGCGAGTAAAATCAACACTTTTCCCACCATTTTTCGCTTGACTTTCCTACTGGATAGTGTATAGTCCTAAATATAGAAAGAGAGATATATACATTATGAAAAAATTTATTATGACAATCTTAATACTTAATGGTCTAATATGGTTTGGACTATCAAGTTTGGCTAGTAATGCAAATGCTGGCGAAGATTACAACAAGGCGGTAATAGGTCATATTATTACAAATCACGATAAGATTGACCACGCTAAACTATTAGAGTCTGAAATGAGCAAAGTTATTAGTGTATTTGCTTTTGAAATGGCAGGTATATTAGAAAAACATTTACCATATATTATGGATAATGCTATGACTCAATTAAGACTAGAGCTAGATAAACAAAACAAATGTTTCTTATTAAAAGATTCTAAAATCAAAGACAAGGATTGTAAATAATGACAGCAGGATTTGGTATAGGATTATTTTTTATAGGAATGACGATTACAATTGTCGGTTTTTTTATTGCTTATTGTGTAGCATATAATGTACATAAAAAAGCAAATACTAAAAGAGAGCCATCACCTTTAGACGGAGTTATGGGTTGGAAGGGAGACGATTGTCAATAATGTACGAAGCTTTACAAATAGTTTACACATTTATTCCTAAAGAGTTGTTGATAATTATTATGACAACAATTATAATGTATTTAAAATTAGAATGGGATGAGAGAAAAGATGGCAAAAAAAAGAAATAAATCAGATGTACTACCAGGTATACCGTTTGAATTTGATTTTTATATGGTATATTGGGAGGATATTCAAAGTGATTCAGGTTGGAGAACTTTAAAAGAAATACAGAAATCTAAACCAGCAATTTGTGTATCAACAGGTTGGTTAGTAAAAGAGAATAGGGATGTTCATATATTAATGAGTGATTATAATTATGATGAACACCAAGAATTATCAGATGGTGGTAATACAACCGTCATACCCACCAAGAATGTTATACAAAAATTTTTAATAAAAGGTTTATAAACCGGGAGATATATTATGAGAAAAGTGAAAGTATTAGACCCTTATATTAAGGCTCGTGTAGGCGAGGCATTAATTCAATTAAGAGAACTCACAAAACCATCTAATTCACCAGGCACTTCAAGAGTGTACTATACTGGTAATTGGGCAAAAGATGTTTACGATAATTTTACAGAAAAACAAGCAGAAACAATATTTAAAAAAGTTGAAAAACTAAAACCAAAATTAACATTATTTCAAAGTAAACTAGAATCTTGGAAAGATGAAGAAGGCGAAATCTGGACAGGTTATGATTATATTGCGAGGAAAATATGAAAAAAATAAATTGGCAATTAGTATTAGATAAGTCTTGGTTTTATACTAAAATATTATTTGGTCTTATACTATTATCCTGTATAGCCTACGGTGCAGGTACTTTTAACCCTAATAAGTCTGCTAAGAAACAGGCAAATATAGAACTAGAACAATTTTATATTAAAAAAATTAAAGATATGGAGTTAAGAGAACCAGAGTTTACCTATAATAATGATGTTCAGTTTGTTAGAGCTATGCACAAATGTATAGACTATCATAATTTTAGTTTACCTAGATTTGAGAGAATACCTTATGAAATGATTATCGCTCAGGCAGCTCTAGAGTCTGGTTGGGGAACTAGTAGATTTGCAAATGAGGGTAATAATCTTTTTGGTATTAGAACTTGGACTAAAACGGTACCTCATATGATACCACACGGCATAAAAAAATGGCCAGGTTGGGGAGTTAAAATATTTGGTAGTAAATGTGATAGTGTAAAAGAATATATTAGAATTTTAAATAATCACCCAGCGTATGAAGAATTTAGAACTGCTAGACAAAATTTCTTTGTACAAAATATGGATCCCGATCCGTTGGTATTAATTAAAAAAATAGGTAAATTTTCTACAACTGCCGATTATGATAAAAGAGTTGAAAGAATTATATTAAAGATTAGAGAACTAGAGGGAACTTATGCTACTGATAAAGAACTTAATAAATAAACTTACTATGAAGATACTACTTATTTTTATTGTACTATTTTTATCTGCTTGTTCTACCCATAAACCAATTAAAGAACATAGATTAATTGTTAGTGGTATAAAACAAGTCATATCACCAGGTCTAGGTTGGAAGTAAGGTTGCCAAGTATGACAAAAAGTGATATATTAATTATTATGACTAAACCTACTAAAGAACTTCAAACAAGAAGAATTAAGAAAGCGGAAGAGGCTTGTAAAAGAGCAACAACTGATTGGTCTAAAAACTATTGGTTTTCCGTATTTCAAAAACTATGTGAGAAATATGGCCAGATGGACTATTTCAGAAAGCAGATACATTAATGGAGCAACCACAATTATTTGAGACCGAAGACCAATATGGTAATGATATCATACAAGGTCCTAAATTGGTAAAAAAACAATTGACAAGTAAAGAGGCTATGATTGATCCTAAAAATCCTAGTACCGTGGGTTCTAGTTTTTGGAATCTAGGTAATCATACGCTTGCCATTTGTTTCTTATTGTGTATAATATTTGTTGTAAAAGCGAGTTATAGTTAATGTTAAAATATTTTTTAATAAGTGCTCTAGTAGCATTTTCATATATGTTTACCTTTTATATGGGTTATATTTTTGCAGTAGAGATATTTGAATTACTTTGTTTAAAAACAGATGTATTGACG